CGGCCACCGCCCTTCGTCCATTTGCGCAGCTCGTAGGGTACGTCCGACCAGTGGCCGGCATTGATCCGTTTGCGCAGTGTCGAGGCCCGGAGCGCACCGGCCCCGAGGTTGAACGTAAAATCGATGATGGCCGCCAGGCGCTCGGGGGTATCGATCCTTGGGCAGAGCTTCAGGACGGCCGGTAGGTAGATCGTCCGCACCGAATGCAGCAGCATGTTGTTGGCGACATCGTGGGTAATCGGCGGATCGGTCAGTTCGACCCGAAGGCCGCCCGGATAACAAGTTGCTCCAAAACCAATAGTAGGAACACCAGCAGGACATAGGTAAGGTCGCAGTCGGCACCCCTCGAAACGTCGAGCCAGTGCCGCAGCAATGTCAACAGCACGATCACTTGCCACGTTTTTGTAGCTGGCGATCAGCAAGGTAAATGCCCAGGATGGCGGCGAACAGTTCGCGGTTCCAATCCGACAGGACGAACCCGTGCCGGACGATCTCGAAGCACACGAACAGAATGGCCAGCGTTGCCAGCGCCGGGCGGATGCTCCCGTTCCAGATATCGATAATCCGGATGCCGGTCAGTTTCGTGGTCGAATCGACGACCTTCTCCCACGCCCCGGCCTCGATGCGGTCAATGTCTGCATCGCGCTGCACCTCGATCACCTTGACCCCGAGGTCAGACTGCACCCGGATCGCCTCAAGGTTGCGCGCATGTTGGGCAGCGTCGAGTTCGCCCTGCAGCTTCAGCCGGTCGATCTCCTGTGCATGCTCCTGCTTTTTGGTGAAGTACGCGGAGATTTCCCCGAAGACCATACGGAAGGCGCTGCCGCCCAGGAAAGAAATCAGTGCGGAAATCATTTATCTGCCTTTCCATCGAGCTTATCCTCGATGCGATCAAGTTTTGAAAATATGGCCTTTGACATTGAGTCGAACTGCTCCGTGCGGACATACCCGCCAGCCACCAGAACTTTTAGATCAGCCACCTGATTGCTCAGTGCATGATCGGCCCTTTCCAAGTCTTTGACCGCTTCCCACATGGCCTTCATCCACCAGCCACCGAGCACGCCAACGATGGCGAAAAGGACATTGAATATCTGTTGTTGGTCCATTTACGCCTGCACCTCGACCGTTGCCTGATAATATTTTGTCCCTGCCGTCGCCGAAGCCACCGACTTGATCGACATCAAGTCACCGGCGGCGAAGGTGATAGAGTTTGCTAGGTTATTGAATTTCTGATTGGTGTTATCCAGCGTCACAGTCAATCCAGTATCAACACCGTTCTTCCGAACAGTGAATGTCGTTGATTGTCCTGCCGTGAAGGTTGTCAATGAACTGACGCGAAGATTCTTGAGCGTGCAGGCAGGCATTGGAATTTGCGCCTCGCTCTCGGCTCCGGTAAATGCGTCGTTACAGTTGTACCCGCCCAGATACCGAGTCGTATTTTGCGCCTGTGCGTAACCTGTAAAGAAAAGAAGAAACGGAGCATAAGACGTAACCCCTTGCCCGTAGATGGGGATCGAAGCAGGAATTGAATAGTCACTGACCGCAGAAGCTACCCCTGTAGCTAAGTAGGTCGAGATAGTATCCAACTCTGAAATCAAGATTGGCGAGACAGAGGTTATTACCCCGTTCTGTACAAGATCAGTCCCGTTTGTTCCGACTGCCTCTGAATAAATACAAGGCGGAAATGGAGCGCCACCGACAGTGGCGTAAGCCAATCCATTGATTGTCCCGGCCTCGCCCAATACTGAATTGGCCGCCGGGCCTCCGGTGTTCATCCCCAAGAAGACAATTGGCTTACCCGCGCCTGTATTGAAGTCTGTAACAACCATCGAGAAATTCATGTCGATGGTTGTTGGAGAAAGACCCGAAGTGACAACCTTCAGCGACAGCAGGCCATCGACCAGAAAATCAACAGAATTCGCAATATCAGCCGCCACTGTTTGCCCAGCCGAAAGCGTCACCGTTAACCCGGTGTCTACTCCATCCTTCCGTACAGTAGCTACAACTGTGCCGGCTGATGGCGCTGCATTGAGAAATACGCGCAACTGAGAAATTCTCGTTCCTGCCGGGATATATCGCTGTGCATTTACTTCGCTGGTCCCCATCGCCAACCCGGAGCCCGTCACGTAATAAGTGGCGGAAGCCCCCATGTTCAGTCCGCCACCTTTGATGATCTGGACGCCTTCATTGTTCAGCGATGCCGACGATGCGGCCGGAGGAATCTCGCGAACGATGTAGTCCGTGCCGTCATAAACGACTCGTGACCGCCAGCCGCTCGGCAGTTGCGTGGACGTGACGGCCAGCTTGTTGCCCTGATAGTCCCGGTACTTCAGCAATTTCGCGCCCAGCGCATTGATGTTCAAGGTTGGCGCGGCCCCGGCCGCAGCATGGAAAGTGACATCGAACTCCTGCCCCGCTGTCAAGGCAGCGATAGCCGGGGAGGGGGTCAAAGTGAAGGCCGTGGATGTCCCACCAGTGGTGAATGCCTTGTAGGTCTGCGCCTGTAATCCAGCCTTGAGCGCCACGTCAGCACCAAGCTTCGCGCCAGTTGCGGCGCCGTCGGCCAGTTTCGCCGTGGTGACTGCGGAATCAGGGAGCGGGTCGCCCCAACTCGGAGAGGTGCCGTTCGTCGTCAGGAATTTGCCGCCGTTCCCGGTTTGTGTCGGCAGGCCTGTGGCGTTCTCCGCGGCAGCCAGGGCGATTGCCGCAGAATCGGATGCACTATTGGCTGAATTTGCCGCCGATGTCGCGTTGATTGATGCGAGAGCAACGTTATCGATGAGCGAGTCGAGTAACACATCCGGGTTGATTGAGCTGGAAATCGACGTCTTGACCGCCCGGCCAATCTGTTCAGATAACTGCTGGGCAAAGATCGTCAGCCGGTCGAGCGCGTCGTTAATGACTTTCGGATAGAACGCGCCCGCCAATACAACTTGTTGCAGGTTCTGCACCGCGCTGGTCAGCGTAATCAGGTAGCCGGTCGCCGGGGCGGCCAGCGTCGTGACCGTGCCACCAGGGTTCGCATCCTGGTCGGCATTGAGGGTGACGGTGTAGTCGGTCGTCAGCGTCAGGTCGGTTTCTACCGACAGCAGATCCGTGCGAACCACCAGCACATCGCTGGCAGAGAAAACCTTGAACGCAAATGGAAAGGCTACCGTGACACCGTTGCCAGTGTACGGTCCGGCTTTGCGGTTGGTGCTGGAAATGGTCATGCGCGACGCTCCCGGGAGATTGCCGCAAGGCTATCCCCCGGGAATTCAGGCACGGGCACCCTCTACCGCTTCTCCTGGAAGCCAAAAACGACAGCCGCCGGGTTGCCGGTCTTGCCTTCATGCAAGGCCTCGACGCCGGTGATGCTGCGGTTGATCTGCGCACTCGGCAGGCCGAACAAGCCGCCTACAGCATTGACTGCCGCCTTGCGGAAGGCATCGTCGAATTCGCCTTGGTGCGCCTGAATGGAGAGCGCGTAGGCGTCCGAGACCACACGGGCGCCGGCCGGGCCAGAATACGCGCGGCCAAAATCCTCGACCCCTGCGGCAGTCTTGGCTGCGCCTTGAAACTCGCGCACTACCACCATCATGCCCATCAGGTAATCGATCTGGTTGGCGATCAGTTTCTTGGCGATCTTCTCCATGTCGTCATCGCCCGAGTCACCCGGGGTCAGGGCGGCCTTCAGGAAGTAGCCTAAGATGGCGGGCACTACATAGAGCAGCGCGTAGTCGGCGGCCAGTCGGGCCTTCCTGGCCGGTGTGTCGGCCGCCATGGTCTGCCCGACGCCGAGATTGAGCGCGGTGTTCATGAAGGAATAGAACACGGTGAACAACTTTTGCGCCGGACCGCCGCGCTCGATGGCTGACAGGTCTTTGGTCTGCCCACCCCCCTGCGCATCGATCACCGCCTGGTCGGCCAGATTGATCGCCAGCGCCTCGTCGTTGCCTTCGCCGATGGCCTTCTCGTAGGCGCCCAGCCAGGTTGGCACATCGACCATCTGCTGGCAGCGCATCATCAGGAAATAGGCGTAGCGCCCGATGAACTCGTTGAAGGCCGACTGATCCTGCACCTGGTTGCGCAGTTCGTTGAGTTCGCGGAAGCGGGTGCGCGCCCGGTTTTCCATGAAGCTCGATGCCGCGACTACCGAGCGCGTGCTGTCGAGCGGACTGGACAGATACTTGACCAAGCCGCGGGCGACATACTCCGGGCCGACGCGCACAATGGACTGCGTAATGCCGAGCGGCTGGATCAGCGCGCTCATCACGTTGAAGCCGAGGCCGGCCGCGCTGACCCCCTGGCGCAAACGGGACAAGGCCATGTCGACCGCAGCGTCGGCGCCCTTCTCGCCTTCGGCGATATCCTGCACCCAGGTCTTGAATTGCTGCTTGGCCTCGGGGCCGTAGTGGTTACGGATAGCACCGTCGATGGTCTTCGAGCGCAGCAGACGGTTGGCATCGACTAGCCACTCATGCCATGCCAGATCGTGGATCACGTCATTGACCCCGGAATACAGGCCGGACAGGGTGTAGAGCAAGGGCCGGCCATTGACTTCCTCGACGCGCGACTTGGTGAAACTGCGCCGTGTCGTGGCCGTGGTATAGGCGCCCTGCAGTTGGCGCTTGGCGCCTTCGGCATCGGCGTGTTCCTCGGCGCGCTGGCTGGCCGCCGGGTCGTACTTGATCGGGTAGTAGCCTCCGCGCATCTGCACGGTCTGCCCGTCCGCCGTGGTCACGGTGAAGGAGGTCGGCGCCACCCACTCCGGTTCCTTGCCGTAGATGCGCCGCTCCTTGGCGGCGATCTGCGGCCGGTAGGACTCGAAGTGATCCCATACCGCTTGCACGGTGGCCCACTCCTGCGCGGTCAGCGTCTTGAGGATTGGCGCAAGCTGGGCGTCGGTCCAGCCTTCGCCGCCTTGCAGACGCTGCAGGTTGCTGGCGTTGCCGACGTTGAGCGCGATGGCCAGGCGGGCCTCGCGGTTCAGGCTGCGGCCGATCTGCGGGAAGTAGATGCCCTTGCCGCCCATCTTGCCGAGCGCGAAGATCGGGGCGAGGATCTGCGACAGCTTGCCGGTGGCCTCGGCGCGCATGGTCGTTTCCTGGTCGCCGCGCTCGTTGGCGCTGCGCACGAAGTATTCCCACATCGGGCCGCCGTCCTTGCCGCCATCCATGACCCGCGCCCAGGTCGCCGCCTTAATATGGGCCGCCCAAAACCGTTTCAGCCCCTGCACGGCACGGCCCATGTTCGTGGTCGGCGTGCGAGTATCGGCTTCGCGGTCTTGGGCGTGCTGCTCGATGCTGGCGGTGATCTCGTCGCGCACGGCCTCATAGGCGCGCTGGTCGGCGGCCGTCAGCAGCTTGTGCTTCAAGCGGCCCAGGTGCTCGATTTGGCGCACGGTATCGACGAGGCCCCGGAATTCCTCGACCGTAAGGTTCTTGTAAGACGTGCGGAATGCCTCGTTTTCCAGTTCGGGCGGAATGTCCGGCTCCAGCCCGGCCTCGCGCTGGGCCTTGATCCACTCGGCCAGGGCGGTGCGCTTGTCCACCGCCTTGTTGCTTTGCCCCTTGCGCAGGTCGAACCGTTCCAGCAGGTTGCCGATTTGGTCGGCATAGTCCGCGTCCAGGGTCTTGATGTCGCCCTCGAACTTCTTGAGGTAGCGCAGCCCCTTGTCGACTTCCTCCTGGGCGTCGTAGGCCGCGCGCGTCGCATAGTTCTGGATCAACTGGTTGCGCTTCTCGGCCGCCGCCGTGGCGAGGTCGCCCGACTTGCTGGCCTGCTCGGCGGCCTTGGCTGCGCGCACTTCCGCGCTGGCGTACTGGCCGGGCTTGATGTTGCGCACCTTGAGGCGGGCAATCATCGCGCGGGCAAATTCCTTGGCGGCACTGGCGAGCACCTTGCGTTGGCCGGTGGCTTTCGCCAAGGCGTTGGCCTCGGTTGCCACAAAGCGGGCGCGGGCGTCGTTGTGGATGGTCTTGTCGGCGGCCTTCTCGATGGCCTCGGGGCTTGCCAGGTCGCCGAATTGTTCCAGCATGCGCACGTCGGTGAGCGCTTCGATTTCCGCGCTCGGGGTTTCGACCTCGGCCAGCTTGCGCACCAGTTCGTCGCCCGACGTGAAGCCGAACATTTCGGCCACGATGTCAGGGTGTAATCCGTGCTTGGCCGTCATCCGGCGCGCCTTCACCGCGTTGATAACCTCGACAGGCAAGCCTATGGCCTTGAGTTCCACCAGGTCAAAGCGCCCGAATTCAAACCCACCGGCCGTTTCTCCTGCGGCCGGGGCTGCCGGGGTTTGCGGCTTCTGGTTGGCTTTGTCCCATTCCAGCATCGCCTGCTGAGTGTCGATGTCGATTTGGCGCTTGTTCTTCGCCAGCAGTTGCCCCCGCTCAATCCCTTTAGCGTCGGGGCTGGCTTCCAGAATTTTGGCCTTTAGGTCATCGTGTGTTTTTTGCTCAAAGTCGGCCCGTTCGGTTTTCCATTCCGTGAGCGCTTTGTCGTGCTCCACCTGCGCTTCCGTCTTTTCGCCTGCCTTGCCGGTGAGGAACTGCCAGGCGCGATAAATCGGCTGGCTCATGACCTCGCGGCGCACCTCGATCTGCACCTCGGCGCGCTGGGCCTTGGCTTCCTTCTGTAGCTGCTGGATGAGGCGCCCGCGTGCATTGTGCAGCCACCGCATGTCGCGCAGTCCGCGCGCCTGCAAATCCTCGATGGCCTCGGCGGTGGCATCCACGCCGAGCGCCTGGTAGGCGGCGAATTCCTCGGGCGTCATGCCGGCCTGTTCCGGCGAAGTGAACAGCGGCATCATGCTGCGGCCCTGCTCGGCCAGGGTGATCTGCTCGTTGGTGGCGAGCAGGCGGTCGAATACGCCCCGCACCTCGTCGGTGAGTTCGACGTTCAGCGCCTTCAATTCCCGATAGACTGACAGCAGCCAGGCGCGGAAGCGCTGGAACAGCCCTTGCAGTTCAATGCTGGGGGCTTTGCCCTCGAACAGGTACGCCTCGAAGCCGCGCGCGAACTGCTCGTGGTAGCTGCGCTTTTGCTCGAAGTCGAGGTTGTACCACTCGGCCAGGCTCTCGATGCCGAACCAGCGTAGCAGCGCGTCATTGTCGGCGAGGATCTGGCGCTCTCCCTGCTTGAGGGTATCCATGCCGAAAATCTCGGCTTCCTGCTGCAACTTGGCGGCGATGTCCGTTTGCACTTCCAGGAAGAAGTGGCCGGACTCGTGCAAAAATGAGCTTAAATCCGCGCCTTTCAATAGTGTTACTGTTAAAGTAGAGGGGTTGAACGTCGCCCTTGGAGACTCGCCTTGGCTAAAAGTATCGTGCTGATTTGTACCCGTTGCGGTGCTGCTTTCTCCCGCTTCCCTTCCCGTGCCAAGCGTTACGCGCAGAGTTTTTGCAGCCGCGAATGCAGCCTCGCGCACAAGAAGGCTAACCGGGTTGGGTGTGTTTCCGACTCCACCGGCTACCGGCAACTCAGCATCGAAGGCCGGACTGTCTTGGAGCATCGCCTCATCATGGAGCGCCACCTTGGCCGCGCTCTCCGATCCGAAGAGGTTGTTCACCACGTCAATGGGGACCGCACCGACAACCGCATCGAGAATCTTCGGGTTATTGAGAACAGCAGCACGCATATCCGTGAGCACGGGCGAGAGCGCTGGGACACTACCGAGGCGGTCAGACTGTTGAACGAAGGCTTCACCTTCAATGACGTTGCGAAGATGCTCGGAGCGAAGCCCCAAACGATCCACAAGCGCCTGCGCGAGAACGGCGTCTTGACTCCCTTTGTCCGCAAGGGCGCGAAGCGCAACCGCTCCGTTTTGTGACTGGTCGAATTGCTGGCCGTCGATACGCTCGGCGCCGATCTTGAGCGGGTAGCGCTTGAACAGTTCCTCGGGCGTGGTGCCCAGCTTGGCCGCCGTAACGGCGTAGAAGTTGCCCACCATCGAGGAATAGGCGTCATTCACCTGGGGGGTGAAGCGCGCGGCCGTGTCCAGTTGCGTGCGAATTTCACCGCGCACCGCCTCGGCGGATGCCTTGAACGTGTCGTCGCCTTGCTTCTCGGCCAGGGTGCGCTCGACCTCGGCCTGCAATTCCTCGGTGTGGTTTTGCATGAATTCCTGCGCTTCGGCGCGGCTGAATCCCTCGGGCTCAGTCTTGAGGTGATCGAGCAGGCTTTGGGCGTACTCGGTCGGCGCGATGCGCGCGGCGTACTCTTCCACCGGAATGGCGATCTGCCCGCCGGTTCGCGCTGCGGTTGTGATCTGCGCAGCAACGGCCGGCGACACGGCGGCCACCTGTTCGGCCAAGCCCGACTGCATGAGGGTTTGCGCGTCGATGAACACCTGTTGCACCGGGCCGGCTTCGGCCGCTTGCGCAACAAACTGCTCGAAGGTTTGCGGGTCGCGGGCGACGAGCTTGTCGGCCTGCACCATCTTATTGAGGTTGTCGAGGAATTCCGCGCCCTTCTGCGCACGCTGGGCGCTTTCCATTGCGTGCCGGTAGTTGCCCGGCACCTCAATGATGGCGGTCGGCATTTCGGCGAATGCTTCCATGAGGATGTCGCCGGGCTTGTACTCGCCGGTCGCCAGTTGCGCGCCGGCCTCGCCGGCTGCACCGCCCCCGGCCTGCAATCCGAGTTCGCCGGCCGCGCGTGCGCCGACGCTGCCGACCGTAGGCTTGGCCCCGGCCAGTAGCTTGCCCGCCAGGCCAGCGGTCAGGGCGTCGAAAATCGCCACCGGAATGCCGCGCTTGAGGGCCTTGTCACGCGCTGCCGCCATGAGTTCGGGGTTGTTCAGCGCGGCATGAATCGACATCGAGTCGGTGCCGTTCACGCCCTTCTCGGCCATCACATCTTGCAGGGTGTTGCTGTACTCCACGGCAAAGCTGCCCATGCCGGCGCCTGCGGCCGTGCCACCGGGGCCGAACACGGAACCGCCGGCCGCACCCACCAGGGCCGGCGCGCTGGCGCCGAGTGACTGCAGCGTGGTTTCAAGTACGGCGCGCGGGTTGGTGCGAATCGCGGTGAAGGCGTCGCCCATGGTTTGCGCGCCGCTGATGTCCTGCATGCCTCGGGCGATGTCATCGGGCACCGGGTAGCGCTCGACCTCGCGTTGCTGCTGGGCCAGGCGCACGGCCAGTTCGACGGAGGGATCGTAGCTGATGCCGTGGGCGGCTGCGGCTGCTGCCTGCTGCCGTTCCAGGCCCTTGAAAATGCCCATTTGATCGAACAGCAGGGTGAGCCCTCGGCGCCCCTGGGCCAGGCCGCGCTGCACCGGCTCGGTAATGTTGCCCAGGAAGCTGCGCTCGATGGCGGTCATGCTGGGCAGGTTGTCGTGGGCAACCTTGGCGCGCTCCACGTCGGCGAGCAGCGAGGCCGTGGCCGGCGCTGTTTTCGCCAGGGTGTCGAAGTCGATGGTGCCCATGGTGTCCTGCTGCTTCATTTCCTTGGGCTTGTTCAGGACTGTGTCCACGGGCACGCCCGTGCGCCGGGCAACGCGCTGCGCCTCGGCGTAGGCGTCGGGGTTGGTGTCGGCTGCAACAGAAAACCCGACGCGGGCGGCTTGCCCTTGGTCGGGTTGCATGGCAGCGGCTACGGCGGCGTCGAATTCGTTGCTCATTTACGGGCGACCTTCATGTTCCAGTAAGCGTTGAGGATTTGCGCGTCGGTCGGGCTATCGATGCCCTGCCGCTTGAAGGCGGCCTTCAGGTTGTCCTTCACATCGCCCGGCAAGTCGCTGGCCTTCATGCCCAGCATCGGGCCGGACGTGTTGGAGAACCAACCGCGGAAAGTCGCGTTCTTGGCGAACAGCGCGTCGATGTGGGTAGCGATTTCGGCGTCGTTGAACTTCTTGCCGGTCTCGCGCTGGGCGGCGTAGAAATACTGATCGACGAAGCGCCGGATGCCGCCGATGCGCGCGGCGTCGGCGCCCCCGTCATCCTTGGGGGAGGGGTCGATCTGCAGCATGCGCAGCCGCTCGTCGAGGGTTTGCTTGATGGCGCCGGTGTTCAGATCGCCCGGTGCGCCGGTCGGCGCCTTGCCGGCCAGCTTGGCGCGTTCCTGGCTGAAGTGCTTGAAGTCTGCCTCGGACAGTTCGCGGCGCAGCGCATAGAACGCGTCGTCGCTCATGTTGGCCAGTTGGCCGGGATTGTTGGTCAGCTTGTTGTAGAGCCACGGGCTGGTCGTGTCGTCACCCTTGCTGATCCGCTGGGCAAAGCCGAGGACATTGTCCACTTCCTTGGGCGGCAAGGCTGCGCGCACGCTGACCGGCAACTCGGAATACCGGCCGCCGTTCTCGACAACGCCGCGCATGGCCGTGGCGACAGCTTCCTCTTCGCGCTGCTTGATGGCCTTGGTCTGTTCCTCATACATGCGCTCGGCTTCGACCCGAGCCACTTTGTAGCGTGCCGGGTTGTTGGCCAAAAGCGGGTTGGCCCGCAATTGGTCGTCGATTTCGGCAAAGGCCGGGCGCTGCCCCTGGCCCTGCCCGGCCTCGTAGGCCTTGCTGTTTTTGGCGACGTAGTCCTTCGTTTCCTTCGGCATGAAGTCGAACCAGGTGTGCGCCTGCACAGTTGGGTCGGTCTGGTTCAGGCGGACCGACTGCTCGGCCTTCTTGATCGCTGCCTGCAAGGCCCCTGGCCCGGCGTTGTAGGCCGCCCACGCCTTTTGCACGTCGCCGCCGTTGTCCTGCAGTTGCTTCTGGAAATAGGCCAGGCCGAGCGCCTTGTTGTAGTTGGCGTCGGTCTTGTAGCGGTTTTCGTCCCACTCCACACCGGCCAGTTTGGCGGCCTCCGGCCCCGTGGCCGGCATGACCTGAGCGATGCCGATGGCGCCCTTCGGGCTGGTCAGCGGCTGGCCGTCCTTGCCGAACTGCCTGCCGCCCGACTCGGTGCCCACGGCGATGTTGAAGGCGCGCTCGGCATCGCCGGTCTGGATGCGCGGCTGCAATTGACGGATCACCTCGCTAGCCGCGCCCAGGCCGATCCGGGCGTCCACTTCCTTGGTGATGTGCCCGCGCACGGCGAGGATGTCGTCGGCGTCCATCTGAGCGCTGTACTTCTTGAGGTAGCTGTCGGCGTAGGTGGGATCGTTCTGTTCCAGCGCCGACATCAGCGCCACCTTGTGCGCGTTGCTGGTCAGTTTGCGCGCCTGAGCGTCCTGCCACTCGGCGGATTTGCCGAGCAGTTGGGCTTGCCGGTAGGTTTCTGCCTTGATGCGCTCGACGGCGGAATTCACCGCCTCAGGGTTGTTCCAGTTGAGGCCGATGTCGCGCAGGGCTGTGCTCTGCACCCCATCGGAAACCGACAGGGCGTAGGTCTTGAACTCGCCGGCCTCGTGCTGCATGGCCTGCCCGCGAAATGAGGTCAGGAGGCCGTTCGAGTGCAGGGCGAAGGCTTGGCGCTGGGCGTCGTTGCCCAGCGTGCCGGCGATGCTGGTGATGTGCTCCTTCAGCGTGTCGCCGTACTCATCGGCCAGGGGTTTGCCGCTTTGCCGTTCCAGGGCGTTGATGCCTTTCTGGTTGGTAAAACCGGTGTCCTTGTCGTAGGCCAGCCTGAGCGACGCTTCCTTCGCCTGGTTGAGTGCGTCATCGACGCGCAACTGGTTGGCCTGCTGCGCCATGTCGATGGCGATCTGGCCCGAGGTTTGCCCGATCTGCAACAGACTGCGGCCGGTTTGTTGCTGCTCCTGGCCGAGCTGATTGGTAAAACTGGAATCGATACGACCCGGCTGCGCGGTCGTGGTGCCGACTTGCAGGCTGTCGTAGGTGGGTACTTTCGGCATCTTATGCCCCTATCTTGTTGAGCAGATACCAGTTGCGCGCTACGCCGCTGGCGTTTTCCAGCAGGCTGCCGGCGGCCATGCCGATCGGGCTGACGGTTCGTTTCATCGTCGCTTCGTTTTGGTAATTGACCGCCTGCGTCCGGTAGCCGAAAGCCCCGCGCACCGCGTTGGCCTCGATGGTCTGCTTGTCGATTTCCTTCATCAGATCGGTCGACGCCTCGATCTCGGCCGCGTTGCCGACGCCCAGGGCGACGCCGTTGGCCGCCATGGTCGCGCGTTGCGTACCCTTGAGCTGGCCGGCGCGCAGGGTCATCCGGCCGACTTCCTTCTGCCCGGCGTACAGCGACGACTGCGCGGAGAGTTCAGCGATGCGGGCGTTGGTGTCGGCGATCTTGGCCTGATACTTGGCCGCCTGCCCGGAGAAGTAGGCGCCGATGGCGGCCGACGCCAGGCCGCTGAACATCGCCGTGGTAGAGAAGCCGCCCGGCGAAGAAGCCGGCGCGGCAACCGGTACGGCGTTGAGGCCCATCGCGTTGTAGGTCGTGTCGCCCGCCAGCAGCGTGTCCTGCGGGCCGAACGGGTCTTGATAGAATCCAGGCATGGTGCGCTCCGTATAATGCCGGAACGCTACCCTCGCCCCTCACGGCTACGGGCACCCTAGCCGCCGAGTGCGACCTCGGTCGTCAGCGAAACCACGGTCAGCGGCAGCGGGTCGGATTGGCGGACACACACCTGGCCGCTGTCCGCCCACGAGGGGGTTAGCATCAGCGGAATCTCCGCACTCTTGAGCGCGGTGGCGGCGCCGTAGGCTTCCGTGGTGCGCTGCTTGGCCTCGACTAGTTGGTCGAATTCAGGACCGATGAAAATCCCGCTCGACCGATACACGCGCAACCAGGCTTTGTTGACGTTCTTGTAGCGCCCTTGGCCGAAGCCCCCATCGATCTGCGCCGCCCAGGGCAGGGTTTGCAGATCGGCGGTAATCGGCAGGCCGATCTGCACCACGCTGGCTTCCTGGTCCAGCGTGAGGCTGCCGGAAGTGACTACCCGCTGCGGATGCACCGCACCATCGGCCAGGATGCTGACGGTCTTGCCTTCGAGGTGATCCAGCCCGGAGAAGACCGTGGCCGGCGCCCCGTCGTAGGACAGGCCGCAATCGACGAAGAACGCGTCTGCCTGATCGACGAACTGGCGCGAGGCCATGTGCTCGATATAGCGTTTCGCCTGACCGTCAATAGTTCGCTGCACCACGACATAAAGCCGATCCTCGCTGCCTTCGGCCACGGTAGCGCATGACTCAAACGTGCCGTCCGTATCGTGCTGATGCCAGGCGCCGACCTGCTGCTCCGGCACGTAGGTCAGGCCCAGCAGCTTGCCGCTGGTGCTGACGAACCAGACGAGTGGCTGCGGCGCCTTGGCGTACGCCATGTCGACGATGTCGTAGCTGTCGAACAGGTGTGGCGCGCGCAGCGACAGATCGCCGGTGATATAGCCGTTGGCCTGCCAGTTATAGCCGAGTTCGCGCACATGACCGCCGCGCGCTGCGCCGTAGAGCAGCGAGTTGTTGATGATGACCGGCTGCACGTTCGAGGCGCCGACGTAGGACTGCGGGCGCACCGCGATGGTCGTCGGGGTCACGGCGTCGGAATTGACCGAGGCGACGCGCCATTCGGCCGACGAGGTCAGCAGCAGAAGCTGGGACAGGGGCACGATATGGCGGATGGTGTTCGCCTCGCGCGCCGCGACCCGGAAGGAGATGCGGTCGTCGTCGCGGATCGGCAGCGAGTAGCTCATCGTCGATTCCGTGCCGCTGCGCGTCATCCAGACGTTTTGTGGCTGGTTGTCGGTGCCGGCGAAGGAACGCCGCTGCTCGAAATACGAAACTGCGCCGGGATACTTGCCGGCGGCATCGAACACGGTTTCGTACAGCGGCGGGGTTTTTGACAGATCGGGGCTGATGTTGTCGTCGACCAGGGACGATCCGGCCGTCTGACCGATGTAACCGTAGATCCCGCCCTGGAATTTATAGACGTTGTAAATCGCCGCCCCGACTACCGGTTCCCAGGTGATGGTGTTGGCGCCGCCGGTGGCGAACAGATTATTTTTAACGCCGGCCTGGTAGATGTTGCCGCCCGAGGTGAAGGCGGTAAATGTCGTGGTGTCGATGACGTTACCGGCCGAATCTTCCAGGGTCAGGGTGGTGGTGGTGGGCACCGTATTGACCACGTAGTAGTTGTCGTTTAGCTGCGTCATGCCGCCGAAATCGGACGCGTAGACCGAGTTTCCCACCGCTAGCCCGTGGGCCACACTGGTGGTAATGACGCCAGGATTGGCTTGAGTGACCGCCGTCACGACCTTGGCGCTGCCCTGCGCCGGCTCGGAGGCCACGGATTCCTGCAGGCCGTCCGCCGAAACCGAGGTCACCACGTACTGGTAGAAGTAGTTCGTCCCTTTGGCGTTACCTTTGACCTTGACACTGGGCGGGGACACGGCCGGCGCGAAGGCGATGGTCGACAACTGCCAGTTGGTGGCGCCGAGCCGGCGCAATTCGCGCGGTGCGTAGTTCGGATGTACGAGGGTCAGCACGTCGGCCGACTGCACATAATGGATATCGAACAGGTCGGCTTCGGCGTAGGGGTTGGCGATTTCGTAGGGTACGCTGCCATCCATCAAGGTCGCCCCTTGCGTGTGGAAGCGGAAGTAGCCGGCGCCCATTTCGAGGACCATGGTCTGCGTCGTCGAGTAGGTGAAGGAGATCAGGCGCACCGCCTTGGTTGAGTCCTTGACCTCGCGCACGAAGCGAAACCCTGGGCGGTTTTCGACCGGGCCTTGCAGCTTGGGAATGAAATTGCGGCAGGCCGCCAGGCCGCTGCGGTACTTGGCATCGTCGATGCGCCCGAACATTTCCGGGCTGACTTCGCCGCCGGCGAAAGAGAATTGCAAGGTGCGCGTATTCGCCATGATCTACCTGCCGCCGATCCAGGGAACGTTGTGCTCGGGGGTGACTTTCCGCTGGTTGGCGTCGGACGTTGTCGCCTTGGACAGGTAGGTCTGCAGCATGGCGAGGCAGCGCTTGGTTTCCGCTGCGCCGGCTTCCCCCTTGATGATCGGTCCGGCCAACATCGAGGCCAGGTGCCAGGAAAGCGCCATGGTGAAAAGCGGCGAGAATTTGGTGGTATCGGCCTGGTGACCGATGTAGCGCACCACGGCGGTCTCCTGGTCGGTGTAGATGACCTTGGCGCCGTCCGCATCGATTTCACAAGAGAACGTCTTGGGGACGTAGCCGAGCGCACCGTAGCTGTAGTCGTCGGAAGCCTCCGGCGGAAGGACGGCGATGATGCTGAGCGCGTCGGCTGGCAGGGCATAGGCGTAGTCCCATTCCGGCCAGGCGGTGCCAAGCTGCGCCAGTTGCGCACGCTTGGTGGCGAAGCCCCACGGGTGCATTTCAAGCAATGCGTCGCGGGCGATGGGGTAGAACCGGGCGCAGTGCTCGGCCTGGGCTGATCCTTCCGGTGGATCGAGGCTCGCCACGGTAGCGGTGTCGCCCAGGTGCCCGAGGGCCAGATTGCAGATATCGATCGCAGAGGCCATCGACTTCTCCTAAAAAGACGGGGGCGCGAGGCCCCCGGAATTGCTGCTAACCACAGGAGAGATTCAGACGAGGTCGCCGGCTTCCTGCTTGCCGGCTGGCTTGGGCTTGTCCGCCTTGGCTTTCGGCTCGACCGGGCGGAACCACGAGGCCTTGGTGCCGTCCGGCACGTCAAACTTGTCGTCCGGCGCGCGCAGCTTGCCGAAATAGCCTTGCTTGAGGGCGATCACTTCCATGTCGTCACCTCGTTAAGCGATGCGCGGGCTATCCGGCTTGGCGGTGTTCTGCTGGATGCCGGTAACGACCTGTGCGGAGAACTTGCCGGCGGTCAGCGGGCCGGTGGCAACCGTGTAATTCACCCGGCAGTAGCGGCGCAGCTTGGGCGGCATCGGAATGACGATCTGATAGCCGGCCACCAGGGTGGCCTTGGCGATGGCCGCCGTGACCGACACGTCGGCGAAAGACGAGTTGTCGGCCGAATCCTGGATCGCGAAGGTGACCGTTGCGGCACCGGCGGCGGTAGCGGTCTCATCCACGGTGATGACCATCTGGCTGCGGTCGTCCATGCCGGTGTCGGGGTTGGCCTGGCCGAAGTCGATAACGTCGGTGGAAGCCGCGGTCGCCGTGACGGCCTGCTCGTTCGAGACTTGAAGCAGTTTGTCGATAAACATGATGTTTGTCCTTTGCAATAATCTGTGAGCAGGGGCGGAGTGATCCGCCCCCAGCCGGTTACACCACGCGGGCTTCGGTCAGGAGCAGCGCATCGCTGCGACGACAGGGCACGCCGTCGAAGGTGACGACCTTCTTGCCGGCTACCGTTTCCATGGTCAGGGTGGAAGCCGCGACCTTGTTGGTGATCTGGCGGCGCAGGAAGCTGCGCAGCTTGCGCGGCGCGTAGAAAGCCGGGCGGCCCATGCCGACGTTCGGCACCAGTTCGAGCGCCTGGGTCATCAGGTCGATGAGGTCGGCTCCGGAAGCGGCGTTCTTGGTCAGGTCGGACACGTCGATGTTGGCAATGCGGACCACGTAGCGCCAATCGCGCAGGGTGGCGCCAATATCCCACTTGTAGTGGGTGCGGTAGCCTTCAAAACGCCCACCATTGGCGTCGGTCAAGGTGACGCGGCCAAGGTCTTCGCTCTTTAGACCGGCCGGCGAGCCCTTCGGATAGATGGTGTGGCAGGTGTTGGGCCCCCACACGATCAGCCAGATCGAGGCGTTGTCGCTGCCGGTGCCGCCGGCATCGATGATGTTCATGGCGTTTTCGGCGGACAGGCTGTTGTAACGCGGCGTCAGACCCATGAACTTCTCCGGGTCAGCGCTGGAATCGCCATAGAACAGCGTGGTCGCCATATCCTGGTTCATGCCCTCGATAAACGGGCGATCCTCGGACAGACGCCAAGCGGCAGAATTGCCGTTGAGGTCAGCCAAAGCCTTGTCAACCTCGGCGTAATTTTCCAGCATGCCCATACTGTCCTTGACCTGCACGGTCTTAGACTTCGACGGTTGAACGCCGTAGTTCAGCTTGCGCCACGTAGCAGCCGGCAGGCCGGAACGGATGGTGGTCTTGTGCTCGGTGAAACCGTTGGCCTCGATGACGGTCATGTCGTCGAGGATTTCATTGGTTTCGTTGAGCATTTCAACGATGTTGGGATCGATCTTGCCATCCGCGGTCATGCGGGCGGCGACATCGGCCAGGGTCGGGTTGGTGCTGGATAGCGTTGGCATTTCGTAGCTCCTTGATTACGGATTCATGTTGGATGCGGCGTAGAATTCCCGCGCGCCGTTTTGGGCGGCAGCGCCACCTTGGCCGGTGATTACGCGGTCTTCACTGATTGCCTTGCCGGCGCGGTAAAACGCCCGGATGATTTCCGGGTGATTGCCCAGGCCGGACTGATTCAGCAGCGCACGCAGTTCGGGGGTGCCGAACTGGTCGAGGGCCTTCTTCGCCAGGGACAGGTTTTCGGAGAGCTTGTCGCCGCCGAATTCCTTGTCCGCCTTGGCGTCGGTTTCCCATTGCGTACGAGCGGCTTCGAGCGCATGGGCCTGCCGTTCGACGAAGGCCGGCGCGAGTTTGTCGAGCATCTTTTGCGCGGCCTCCTGCGACAGGCCTGATTCCTTGGCTGCCTCGGAGAACGCGCCCAAGACTTCGGGGCTGAATTCCTGGCCGTCAGGGGCCTTGAACTCGTAGGCCTCGGGGGCGCCTTCAGCCTCCTTGCCTTTCGCCTCGCCACCTTCGGCCGACTGGCTTTCGGTGGCTTGCTCGGTGCTCGCTTGCTGCTGTTGGTCGTCCGCTGCCGCACCAGTAGCGGCCTGCTGGGTAACCTGTTCAGATGCGGTTTGGCCTTCAGTGGTATTTTCAGCTTGATCCGTCATCAGCGTTTCGGTGCTCATTGGCTTCTTTCACCATGGTTGGGTAAAGCTCAGGGCAGAGCGTGTGGATTTGTGCCAGGAGGCGCAGGCCTTCGTTCTTGCTGCCCTCGGCAAAGGCCATGGCCATCGCGTTGGTGTTGAACGAAAGCCGGAACACGCCGGCGCGATCCAGAAGACGCCACACGATGCGGCGCCCCCGCTTGCTGCCCATGAGCCATTTGAAATCGGCCTCCTCGTTATCGCGGGCCAGTTTGTTGCGCTGGTCGGTATCGGCCTTGGCGCGTTCCTGGCTGCGGATGTCGAGGGGGTCGTAGCTGCTCATGGGCGCAATCTATGCGCGCCGCTTGGAGGTACGGGCACCCTAGCGGCGACGCATCAAGATGGCGTTACCCCCGCCGCCGGTCAGAGTGCCGGTGTATTCGGTCCCGGTCGGCCCGTACTGCACGCCGAGGCGCACGTCGGTTTCCAGCGGCCACACCATGCCGGTCTTGGTCAGCGCAGCGGTCTTGCCGACATAGGCGTAGCTGCCGTGCTGTGCGAACAATGAGCGGTAGCGCAAGAGCGTCGCCGCTTGCCCATTGACGGTGTAGCTTCCGACCTGCGCGGTGATCTGCTTCGAGCGCAACAAGGTTGCCGACTGCCCCGTCAGGACATAGCT